CGCATTGGTACATCGAAGGTGCCCGACCCTTGGGTTCCATTACTTAAGTCCGCTTGCACGGAATAGTCGCCGTTCATTTCACCTGAATACATCTCAGCAATACGGGCACTAGCGTTATCAACGTTGTTGCCAGACGTGGCCAAGTAATCAATGTACAGGTCGGAAAACATAGTATCCATTGTATCCATTAGTCTCCTCCTTTCTCGTACCTATCATTAAGGTTCTGTAGTTTGGTAAGTGTCCAGAGTTGGCCGGCATACTCTGCCTGCTCCCTGGCGATTGTTTCACTGCTCTTCGTCGAGTCGTACTTCGGGGGTTTTATTAGAGCCCTTACTTCCGCGAGAGCCTCGCTTAACGAGGGTATCGAGCTTAATGTCCTGTGCTTCAATCCGGGCCTCCATTTCCTCGACGAACTGCAAGACGTCGCGCATAACGAGCGAGAGCTCCCCGGGGCTCAAGGCTGAACCCCGGGAAAGCTTTGCTTTAAGGATCTTTTTAGTATCATCCATCATTGTTCTCCGTAATGTCAACGATCTCGCAGGCGCCGCCAGTACAGGCAAACGTCTGCGAACCGCTTGTATTATCTTCTTGCTCGTACGTACTGAGGTTATCCCAATCAATAGTCGGGAACTCCGCAATACGACGATCATATTCCTGCTTGTCAATCTCTTCGTAGGGAGCTTGCTTGTACACATGCTCACTGCGTGGGAGGAATGACAAGCCCTGAGCGATATCCCAGTACTGGTCATACAGATCAGCACCGAGTGCCATGAATTCTTCGGCCTTGTACTCAATCGTAACCGAGGGGTTATGATCGGTCCAGAACCGCTTGATCGTGGCCCAGTCTTCCATCATGTCCTTTGCCGTGCCTCGGGTCTTCGGTCCATCATAACCGATGACGAATTCGAAGACATAGGTGTTGGTAGGGTTGTTGACACAATCCTCACCAGGCACACCAGCATCGAACATGAGCTGGAACAGTGGATCCTTCTTGTCGATACGAACACGTCGAATATAGTGAGGTGCGTATCGGTGGTGGATACCAGATGCAGAGTCAACGAGACAGGACACGGTACCCGAAGGCTTAACCGTGGTGACTGCCTTGCTGCCCTCGATACCCAGCCTGTCGGCCCAGACATCGTTGGTCTGCACGGCGACGAGACGGGCATCGCGAAGAGCCATCTTGTCAAGTGCGAGATCTCTGTTATCCTGAATGCCAGTCAGCGAGACACCAAGCAGTCGCTCCTCCTCAGAGTTACGCTGCCATTGTTCCCTAAGGTAAGGGAAGTGGGTGCACATAGACTGTACCGTACCGATGATCGTGGCGAGCTCAACACGACGGTTAAGCTCGGCAGCACTCATGCCCGGGCGAACCACGACCTCGGTGAGGTTGCAGAACTGCATGGGGCGGAGAGTAATCTCACCACAAGGATTAGTCCCGAAGTGGTGGTCGGCATCACGTTCGATCTCAGACGAGCACTTCTGGGCAGCTTCGCGATTGAAGATGCCGCGCTCGCCAGAGTACGATCGGTAGATACTGAGCCACTCCTCCATGAACACATCCATTTCGGGACGGTGAGTGTAAACGGCGGAGTTGTTTGCCAGCGAGCGATAGGAGTGCTTCTCCCACCAGTTGCCGGACTTGGCTCGCGCCATTTCGTGATCATCGAGATCACTGAGTGAGATCATAGCCGAGCGGCGGACGCCACCGACGATGACCGAGTTGGCGATGACACATGCAATGTCATGCACCTCAATAGGGCGAAAGGTACGGCCGCGGGCGTTGTAGACTGCGTTGGTAATAAACCGCAGACAGTCTTCCAACGGACCCGGACCGCTTGCACGCCCTCCGAAGGTCTTAAGACGGGCACCGGCGGGGCGAACTCCGCTGATGTCCCACGTGGGATGAATACCCGAGACGAGTTGCTCAAGGAGTTCACGGACTGCTTCAGCCCATCCCTCCTTGGAGTCCTCAACCTTGATCACGACAGATTCGTCGCGGAAGATATTCTCGGGAATGGTACCCCACTTGTCGATCACACGGCGCTCGACGCTGTAGCCAACACCAGTACCATTCATCAGAATGTACAGGAGCTCGGCCATAGCGGTCGGACCATCGAGATCGATATATGAACAATTATAAACAGATGTATTGTCTCGGTCAGCTGCAGGTCCTGCGGTCATGAGAGCACGCATGCTCGGCATCACCTCAAGATTATATACGGCTTCCCTAACTTCAGGTCGATCGCTGAGGGCTGGGGCTTTGGTAAGCATCCAGTCCCACCAACGGTCAACGGTTTCGCCCCAGTTCTCGCGGCGACCGAGGTCATCGCGCCAACGGGCATACTTAGATTGGTGGATGAAGGTCTGAAACGGGGTCATATCCATCACGCACCACCAGTCGAACCGAATGCACCAGCACCACGTGCGGTAACAGTCAGGCTTTTGAGCGAGTCAACCTTCTTGGCAGCCGCGTCACAGCGGACAACCACAAGCTGTACGATACGGTCACCAGGGCGGATAGTCTTCCAACCCTTGGCCGTGTCTCGCTTGGCCTTCACGAGGATCTCTCCCCGGTAGTCAGAGTCGATGACACCGACCGTGTTGGCTAGGGTCCAGCCCTGCTCACCCCAGCTCGAGCGGGGGATCAGAAGACCGACCCAGCCACTGGGGATTTCAACATGTACACCAGTATGGATGGTAGAAATATCACCCTGCTGGATAACTGCGTTAACGTAAAGATCAAAACCCGCGGCGCCATCAGTAGCAACCTTGGGATCATAGTTTCCTGAAGTGTAGTATTTAATCATATATGCTCTCCTCAAAGCGATTATAATAATCCTGCTCTATAGAACGTCTATAGACTTTTTCTGTCTCCTCTAAAAGGCTCACTCGGTTGGCCCTTTCACGGGGGCCCGTATAGATGCACGGTATTGGCATTAAAATCGTACTCACCTTGACGTAGAATGCGGGCACATCGGGCCATTGCCAGACAGTATTCAAGGTCATAACCACGCTTATCGTATTCTGCGAGAACACACGCGTCCCAATTGGCTCTACGATTGGCCCTGAGGAGCTTCAACGCAGACTTAGGACCAAAGCGATACAAACCCTTATATCCATCCGTAACGTCACCAGTAAGCCATTGGGTGTAGAACATCTCGTCCGCACGCCACTCTGGCTGGAAGATCAGCTCGGCATCATGGGTAACCTTACTCTGCCTGCCCTTCTTATCACGGGGGCCTAAGTGTGAGTATACAGGGCGGTAATGCCACCCAGGCACCGACAGGAGGTCTTTATCCAGGGTAACGGCAATAGCCCTACCCGAGGATGCAGCGATTCCCATTAGATCATCAGCTTCGAGGTGGGGTACAAACTTCTTGTATTGGGTGTCTTCACCCATCAACTCCTTGGCGTACGCAAGACGCTCAGCCAAATCCCCGTCGATAGCCACACCGTCCCGTGATGCTTTATACTCGGTATAGGCGGCACGGCGATAATTCTTATCCCGGCTATCCGAAAGCGCCACGTAGGCTTTGGTACACCCAGGAGGTGTCCAGCTTTTGATAGTAACCGCCAGCATCATGGGCATTTCATCAATGTTCTCAGTAATATAAGCGGTCCTGTGGGCAACCATGTCACCATCAAGGATCGCTGTTGTTGGCATCGTCATCATCGTTGTGCTCCTCTGTATCAGGGTTAAGGCTCAGCCACCAGTCAGCCTTGAACATATCCCGTGGGGTAACGTCACCCGACTCAAGATCGTCAATAGCCTCTTCGAACAGCTCCAGTAGCCTGTCCTTAATATCCTTATCCAGCGCCTTATCCTTCTTAATGTCCCGAAGCGCCTCACGGAAACCTTCGATAAGCTCAGATGCCTGGATGTCATAACGGAATGATGCACATTCAGGACACTTGCACGTATCGCTGAAGCGCTCGGGGTGCTCACCAATCAGGTACGGCATGCGTGCCTCGAGCTTATCCTCGAGATCCGCCTGGGTACCATCATTGTACAAACCCCAACTGAACCGCTCAGTCAGATCCTCATCACCCGCCTCGACACGCTGGGCCAGCTCCTCGGACTCATGGGCACGCCACTCAGCGTCATGGTCCTCAAGCCTACGCTTACCCGCATAGACAAACATGCTAACAGCATCGAACTTCTTGACCGCCTCGAGCTCGTTAATGTAGCGGCAGTCATCCACGATCAGCACCGTCTCCTCCCAGTTGCCATTCTTACTGGCTCGCTTGGTCTCGCGCCGCTGCTCAGCCTTGGCGTACTCAAGCCACTTGTTAACCCAGTGGTCAGGGTTGTGCTCACGCATGCCAGCACCAAGCTTTTGACACTCCTTGCGGTAAACATCAGGCATATCTGCCTTAAACTTATTTGGATCATCATAGTCATGTTGCGCCGCCACCTCGTACTTGACAGGGGTAGAGAACGACATACGCAAGGGCAGGAAGCCTGCCATCTTTGCCTCCATCTCAATGATGTCGGCCACTTCAGTTTTTCCAACGCGGGCCATGCCGCCTAGTACAATTACGTGCATCGGTAGTAATCCTTAATCAATTCATTTGGTAGGAAC